CGCTAGCCATTTCTTCCTTCGCCAGCTCGTATGTATTGAACACGATACGCGGAATTTCAGTTTTGAATCGGATGAACGGAGCAAAGAGCATACCGTAGCTAGACTTCGATAGCTTGCTAATGATCGGTGGGGCTTGGCTCAGTGACTGGGCAGTCCGCTTAACCTTGTCAGCTGCCATGCGCTTGAGTTGCTCGTCTGTTGCATCTTTAAATTTCTTCGACCCTTTACCAAATATTCTCGTGTCGGGATACTTCTCTCTAGCCTCCATCAGGACACCCAACTCGTGCTTGTAGTATTGGATTTTGTATACCCCATCTACGTTAGAGGACAATCTCATGAGTGCTTCCTCTAGTGATTTAAAACCCTTACCAGTCTTGGCGATAGCCCCCTTGGCTCCTGATGCTTTATCGTCAGGAACCTTGTCGAGGATGTTGTTGAGCTTATCGAGGAAGGTTTCATTCTTACCGTCGAGTAACTCCTTGATCATACCAGCACGAAGCTCGTCACCAAATACACCTAAAGCTGTCATCTCAGTAAGCTCCGCGTCTATCTGGTCGGGATTCATTACACCAATAATAGACTTCCAAGAATCCGCCACAGTCCCTCCCATTGTTGAGAGCGACACACCTTGAGCAGGTCCGAAGAACAATACGTTTCCTAAGATGTTACGGAGGTAGAAACCAACGGAGCCGAGTGTCTTGAACAGCATCGACTTACCCGTTAGGTTCTGCATCACTTTAGCCATACCCTCTACGGTCTTACCAGCAGATGAGGAATCAATTCCTATCGGCGAAGGTGTGAGCATATCCCGCAAGTCTTTAACTGTATCAGCTGCGGCATACATACCAGCCAGTGGATCACCTTTGACTGCTGTCTTAGGATCAAGTAAGAGAACATAGTCTCCAAATTTAGCTGGGTCTGCGTCTCTCTTTTCTTTACTGACGATTGAATTACTTTCATCACCCCACTTAACAATGTTACTTCTGAACTTCTGTTGTGCCGCTAGTGTGGACACGGTAGCAAAGGTTCTAAGCAGGAGGTTGGTGGCTGGCTCTCCTTTAGTAGACTCTTCTAAACCATACTCACCCATAAGATTTCTAAGTGCAATCGGTAGATCCTTCCGGCGTGAAAGGTTCTTCATGATCTTCTTATAAGACTTAGTGAGGGGAGTCCCACTTCCTTGGAGTCCAGTGTCATACTGTTGCACGAACACCCTCATGGCTTCAGTAGCTTCATCCTTTGAGAGTCCCATCTGGTTCGTGAAGTATTCGATAGCGAAATCACGATGATCATTGAAGTCAGGATCTTCCAGAACCTTCTGAGCGTATGTCGGATCGTTGAAAATCTTATACTGTCTCGTAAGGTAGATCCCACCAGTCCTATCGATCCTAGCCTTAAGCTCGTCAGATAGACCTGAACCGTCTTCAGTCATGATCTTCTGAATAGGTCGGATAAGTTCCTCGCGCATCAGGGTGATCTTAGCAGCGAGGTCTGGAGAGATTTTTCTGATATCATCCAGTGCTTTGTCAACGGCCTGTTGATGTTCTGCGATCTTGACGTTCTCTAACTCTTCAATCTTCTTCTCCTTAATTTTCCGAGACTCTGCTTTCTGTTCTTTCTTTTGAACGTCAGTGAGTGAGTCATCTTTATTTATCTGCCTTACTGTAAGGCGATGTTCTTCCTCTACCTCTCTATAGAATTCTTCTTTAACGAGGCTGACGGGAGAATAACCTTGAGCTAGATTAATCTTATCACTCAACTCCTGAGTCATCTCACCGAAATCTCTTTCGATGATCTTATTGAATTCCGTGTGGAATGTTTTCAAGACACGAGTTGATGCTCTCTCAAACTCAGCGCGCTGCTCCATGATCCTTCTGATAGGTAGGTCAACATCTCCTTTGAAGTTCCTAGCGAACCAAGTCTTTGGAGACTTGTAAGTTTTGAACTCCACCATCGAAAGCTCAAGCAGCTTTGGAATATTTGAGAAGTCTACATCACTTGCGGAGGATGCTCCGACTTGCGCTCCGAGAGCTACTCCTTCTGGCTGTCCTGAACCGATGTCCCGCTTCAATATCTCATTGAACTTGTTTAAAGATTCTTCAGGATCATCAGTGTTGAACTCCGTCGAAGGATCGTAATGAACATAACCGTTCTGGATAAGGATGACCTCATCGTGAATACGGATGAGCATCTCGTCTAGAACACCTGAGCCTTTCTCAGCTCTCCTACGGTTTGCCAATCGAGCGAACATCGACCTGAAGTATCGTGCAATTATTCTAAGGAGAGATGGGTCAGACGACCAGAACTCAGCGTCCTCTTCAGTTGTTGTTCCAGACAGCACACGCTCCGAGTTCATACGGAGATACTCCTCAGCGAGTTGCCTCTTGATGAGGGCAACTTCCTCCACGTTATCGCTTTCGAGTTTCGCCTTCGCTTCTGCGATTGCCTCGTCGGTTCTGAAGTATGTCTCAGCAATAGAGGCGTAGTCACTATCTGAGATGGACTCCTCTAGCTTAGTAATCTCTTCGACGGTAAGAGCGTTATAGGAAGCAGAGTGGATCGTCTCATGCAGTAGAAGTTTCTCTGCGTAGACCTTAGCTCCAATCATATCCATTCCTCTGGTCGCGACCTCAAAAGCTTCAAAGTCAAACTCAACTATCTGTATCCCGTCCGAATTAAAATTGCCTTGGTTCAACCGAGCAATACCTCCTTCATCCATTAGACTAGATTCCTGTAGAGACAGACCTCTTGGAATCCTACTCCGCAAGTGGGCTTCGACTTCCTTAATCTTACGACTCTTCTCAGACTCGAAAGTGACTGGCTCATCAGAGGCGGTATCTTCTACAGTATCATCAACCGCTTCCTCAGATGTCATGCGGTTTTCTCGCTGCTCCTGTTGTTCGATGATCTTCTCTTGAACTTTCGTAATAACTCTTCCTGTATCTTCAGCAACTCGCGCAGCTTCTTGTGTAAGAGGAGGACGTTGTGCTAAGGTAGAAGACTTGGTTAGGTCGATGACATCCTGTAGAGCCTTACCATATTCAACAGCTTCAGTCTTTGATACCTTCCGCTTTCGGAACATGGACAAGATAGAATCAATGATCCTCTTGAAGAAACCACGTTGATCAGCAGGAGCTTCCAGTAACTTGATGCTAGCTTGAAGCTTAGGTGACAATAAGAACTTAGCTAAGAACTCGTCGAAATCTACGAAGGCGTCTTCAAGCATAGGATCTTTAATACCACTGGCGCGATACTGTTTCTCTGCCAGCTTGTAGATCCGGTTGAGCCTTTCGACAGCAGCGTTCTGCTGGTCAGACCTCTGATCAGTATTTGATTTAGTTACGTCAGACAAGAATGCGTGGACGTATTCCTCAAGGAGGACGTTCTCAAGTCCGAGCTTGTTGCCTGTATCGATATTGATTGCTACCCGATGAGTCCCATCATTACGATAAGCATACTGTCCGGCGTAGTCCTCTGGGCTATCTACAATGTAGAAGTCTACAGTGCTGATGAAAGACTCATCTTCTAAAAGAAGGTCAGCTACTAACTTATGTGATGGGTTATCTGACTCCGCGGATATAGTCTTGAGTGCAGCGATAACTGTCTCAGGACTATTATGCTCAAGCCCAAGTCTTTCGATCTCCGCTAGGTTATCTGCTCGCATCAACTGGCGCTCCATCGGAGTCGCCGCCTGTGACGCTGAGTTCTGTGAAGCGTGGTTGTTAGCCCGACCAACAATCATCATAGCTTCATCACTTAGCTCCGCCCTTTCTAGAGGATCGGTAGTGCTTTCAAGATCCTCAACGATTTCAATGAGCGACTCCCTATCTTCAGGACTAAGTTTATCTAAGGTAGTTCCATAGATCTTTCTCTCATTGTCCTTCCTCTCAGCTTCATCCACCCCTTTAGCAACCTCCGTCTCAATTCTAGACGAGACATTTTTCTTTTCGGCTTTACTGGCGTCAGGGTCGATAAGCTTGGACCGGAGATTACGAACTACTGTCTGGTCTTCAGGACTTAACTTGTAGAACTTCTTGTTACCTTTAATCAGGTCAATAGCTTCTTTAGTTAGGCCATCTACCGGAACAGTCTTTCCCTCTAGGAAAGCTTTTCGGACTGCTTTTGCAGGAGCCGACTTAGCAATAAGCTCCTGTGCTTTTTCAGGAAGAGCAAGAGCAAGGCGGACAAATTCGTCTTCCTTCGCTATGTCTCTTTTCGCGACTATGATCTTACCTCTATCTGTGAGTTTCTGTTTCTCTTCTCTAGACGTTACGAAATCGAAAAGAGATACATCACTTGGAACACCACTTATGCGAGCGTCTTCTCTTCTACGGAAGTTGGCGAAAGCAATAGTATTGCTAGTGACATCGCCCTTAGTAATCAGCTTACCTGTATTAAGAACTTTAGCGTCAGGGTAATAAACTGTTTCTAAGAGATCTTTGAGCTTTTCCGCAGAGGGTAGTAAGCTCTGTTCAATCTGCCTTTTGAATTCTAGTGCGTCGAGAGCCGTCGGGCTGTCATAACCAGCTTGTCTAATCTTATGAGCAATCGAATCAATAAGAAACTCTGTAGGCAAATTCGGGACTTCGTCTATAGCTTCTTGGCTACTGTTGTTGCCAATGTCTATGTAGAGCTGTTCTAATTGCTGCCGGACTTCTGGATTAACTTCAACCTCAGTGACCGCTGCCTCCACTGTGTCTTTGAAAACTTCTGACATAGCATCTGAATCGACAGACAGAAGTTCAGGTTCTTCCGAGCCAAGTATAGCATCTAATCCATCAAGTGATCCAGTCGATGGATCATAGCCTGCTTCTGTTAGCTCTTCAAAAGAAACAGCTTGACTCGCGACCCTAGCACTATCTCGGCTGATGCTTTGGCCAATGTATCTATCAATCGATTGGCGGATGAGCGTCATGAAGTCAGGCATCGAGCCTGTCTTTATGAATGCTTGGTTGTTAACCACATCATTCTTTAGAAAGTTTTTGACGTTCTGCTCTGGAGCATAGGCGTTGAAGTCTTTAAGACCAAACCCAGCTAACATGTCGGACAGTGCCTCTATGCGATCTCCTTTTTTAACACTTTCATCGAAGTCCACTCTACTAAGCAGAGCCTTTACCCCACGACTTACTTGGGCGGGAGTTAGATCTTCGATTTTCTTACCTTTAGATTGTTTATCATTATCGGTTAAAATATCCTGACGTATCTTGAATAAGTTAAGTAGAAGCTCGTATTCGTTTTCAGCCTCATTAACTACTGACGGGATACTAAAGTTGGTCTCGATATCAAGGCGATCAAAAGAAGATCTCTTAGAAGAGTAAAGTAGTCCTCTAATTGTTTTTACCGCCCTATCCATAGCTTTGGCATCTTTTGACGGTGGTGTAACTTTTTTAACGAAAGCTGCGACAGGACTTATGGCGTCTGCAAACTTCTGCTGAGTCTTATCAGACGCGGTGATCGGTTTCCCTGTTTGTCTGTCGGTTACAGAAACACCTAAAGGTAGGATAAACTTTTCATCCGGTCTGATAAACTTGATTTGAGACAGCCTTCTAGCCCTATCAAAGTTGTACGCAAGCTCCGTGTATCGGATCTCTTTTAGTAGAGAAACATTTTGAGATGGGTATTTTTTGTGGGGAGCTACAATCGTATGTAGTTTCCCTGTCTTTACATCGAATCCATCTCTGAAAGAAGGGTTCAACAATACACTATCTCTATACTCTTTTGGTATAGTGATGGGTATGTTCCTCGACAACATCTCCAACATAGTAACAGGATCGTTGTTGAAGACCCCAGCTCCGTCTCTAGTTAGTAACCCTTTAACAGCCAATGATGATCTCTTTCCTGTTTTAGGATTATAGTGCATCACCTTTTTACTCTTAGTAGAGAATGTCTCAAGCGAAGCTTTTGCCTTATCAGTAGGTTCAAGGACGGGGAAGCGGTCGTAGATTTTTCTAGCTAGAGCCTCGGATACGTCGCGCCTGTTATGGTTTGAAAGGTCAACGCCATACGTAGATTGAGTAGCAAAGGACACTGGAAAACCTCGGACAACGAGATCGAGAACTTGATCAGCTACTTCCCGTTCATTTGTAGACAGAGTGATCTTACCATCTTCATCGGTAACATCTTCTGTTTTGATGTTCTTCGACAAGAAAGCTTTCTCATTGTAGAAGTCTACTGAAGACTTAGATTCGGGAGTGGTGTAGAATGGATCTCTAGCCTTCCGAACCTTCCGGTTCTGTAACTTAATTTTCTTAGCAGCTTTCTTAGTTGTCTTCTTAGCAGCTTTCTTAGCAGCTTTCTTAGCAGCTTTCTTAGCAGCTTTCTTAGCAGCTTTCTTAGCAGCTTTCTTAGCTATCGCTGTATTTCTAGCTGCTTCCTTAGCTTCTTGCTCCTTAGCAGGTTTCTCTTCAGGAGTTGCCTGAGCCGCTTCGGCTTCGGCTTCGATTTGAGCTGACTCTGCCTTAGCTAAGGCAGCTTCAATTTTTCTAAGTTCCTGAGCCTCCACCCTTGTCAACTCAGCCTCTCGCTGTTGTTGACCTTCCTGAGCGATTCTTTCTTCTATCGAGGGTTGATCAACAACTTCGTCCGCATAAAAATCACCATCAAGTTCTTCTAGAACTATTGAGTTTTCTCCAGCTCGCTCGTTGATAACATTGTTGCTCTCTCTCTTTGTTTGATCAGGATCGCTTAGTGTTTCTTCTACAAACTTACTATCACCTTCCACTTCAGGTGCAGCTTCTGTAACTTCGGGTGCAGCTTCTGTAACTTCGGGTGCAGCTTCTGTAACTTCGGGTGCAGCTTCTGTAACTTCAGGCGCAGCTTCTGTAACTTCAGGCGCAGCTTCTGTAACTTCAGGCGCAGCTTCTGTAACTTCAGGCGCAGCTTCTGTAACTTCAGGCGCAGCTTCTGTAACTTCAGGCGCAGCTACCATCTCACGCATAGGAGTCCTGAAAATCCTTTCAAGTACAGCCGCTGAAACGGGGCTATTATTATCCTTTAGGTTTTTCGACGCACTCTGGGCAACGTCAGAAACCATCCTATCAACCTGTGATAAGTTGACTCCTCTCTTCTGACGCAAAGACCTACCAAAACGCTGGACAGCAGGCGCACCTGCTCCCAACGCTCCACCTAACACAGCTGCGTGGAACGTCTGGCCCAATCTTTCAAACATTGGAGTGTCCTGATCCAATGCGGCATCTTCGACGAACGAGTTTACAAACTCGTCTAGACCTTCTTCGACAGCTTCGTTACCAGCGTCACGCCCTATTGCTTTAACAACATCTGCCGCTCTGGATATATTTCGTCTAGACCTCTTTGTTATAGCCGCTGAAGCCATGCCCGCTTTCTTAGCAGACTCTGCAATGCTCTTTTTAAGAGCCGCTTTAACATTTGCATCAAGATTAGTTTTGTTCGTGACGTTCGACATCTTGCCGACCACCGAAGTCATATCGCGGAAAGTCATCCCGCGAAGCAGGGCGTCATCAAGACCGCCCCTGCCGAGTGCTGAGAATCCACCAGTAATAATTCCGGTGATGGCTCCACTCATCATGCCTGCTCCTAAAGCTTTGTCGCGAATCTCTTCGTCTGACATATCTGTATCAGACCTAAGAGCATTGGTGATCGCCCCATAGGTAGCAGCACTTGATCGAGTTGCCGCCGGAATAGCAGCAGCACTTGAAATACCTGCTTTACGGACGATTTCGCTGTTGAATGTTTTCAAGACATCCATCGTCAGGTCACCGTGGCCTTCTTTAACTGCGATGTTAATCGCGTCAGAGAGTTTACCTTGATACTTAGCTCCTTTGATTCTGAATACAGACCTTGGAACACTCTTAACTACGTGGTTGACGTAAGATTTAGTGACTGTCTTAGCCACTGCAACGGAACCGGACTTCGCTGCAACGTAAGCAGCTCCTCCTGTTCCGAAAGTTCCGGCTGAAAGGAAAGCAGTAGCCGAGATATCCGTGACCATAGGGGCGATAGTCTCACCAATCTCGCCAGCGTATCCATACTCTTGCCCAAACAGACGAGCGACCTGCTGCCTGTCAGAATTCTTCTGAGCAACGTCAGCTAAGTAGTCAGTAGCCATCTTGTTACCTGCTGCTGCTGGAATGGCTGCTGCCAAAGTCCCGATAGAGTTCACAAGGGACCACGCGATCCCTTTAGATCGTTGAGTAACGAGGCTGTAGTTGTCTTCGTCCTTCAAGAAGTCATTCAAGATCTCATGATTCTTCTTACCTTGGTTGGCTCCTTCGATTAATGCTTGGCTCCACTGGTCGTCAACAGCACTACGCTTAAACATCTCAGAGTAATCCTCAAAGCGGTCAGTAAGGACTGACGTGCGGGTCTGCCTAAGAAAATCTTTCTGGTTATCATCAAGAGTAGATCCTTTAACAGTATCGTTGAAGAGATCTTCGTTTGCGAGAACGTCGCTCGCCATGATTGGCATACCCGTCGAAGAGATGCGGAGGTTACGTCCAGCGTCTTCACCAGTATACTGGTCAAACATGTTTTGTGCTGTCGCACGTTCGAGGACCGCGTGGTCAAAAGCTGCCCCAATCTCTTGAGCAGTAAACTCTTCACCTTCCGGCAAAGCGTTTGAGCTGTTGACACGGAGCATCATGTCTGCGACTGCTTCATCGCGTGTCACATCCTTCGCTCTAAACATCGCAGAGTTCTGCTCCCGTTTCTCAGAAGAGAAGATACCAACAAACGCATCACCAAACGCATTAACTACATTGGCTGCTTGGTCCATGAAGCCTTCATCCTCTTCGCCAGCACGAAGTTCTGCGTGTGCTTGTAAGAGGGTGTTGGTTTTCTCATCACCCCTAATCAACTCAGACATAATAGCTGAAGCTTGATTATAACGAGAAGCCTTGAAGGCGGGAACCTTAGTTCCAAATGCAGGAGTCATCTGCTGTTGAGCAGCAAGCGCGTCGGATAAAGTGACCTCTCCCATCTTAGAAGCTTTCAAAGCATCACTGAGGTTAGATCCAATAGCCGCGTCGCCCGCTACAATCTCACGGCTTCCGTCAAGGTTAGTAAAAGCAGCGAAGGCTAGCTCGCCGTTGCGAACCATCTGCCTCTTCATGGAGTCATACTCCCGATCAGCGATAAACCCTGCGTTGGTTTTTAACCTTTGGACTTCTTCCGGTGGTAGGCCATCAGCTTCCGCAGTCTTATAAGCAGTGATCGCCTGCCAGCTAGAGCTTTTCGGGTTGATGCGAGACTGGATGATATCCATTTTAGCCTCTGAAGATATCGCTTGAGGAGTAGTGAGAGAACTAAACGCATCTATATCACCTTCTTCAATGTCTCCTGACGAAACTAAACTACCGTAAAGCTCGTTCTGGATTGAGTTCTCGACCTCTAGAGAATAGTCGTCGGAGTCGAGGTGGGTTTTACGGAGGTAGTTTGAGTAGTCTACCTTGTTTTGGGTGCTATCTGTAGAGACAGGTCTTTGCTTTACCCAATCTGAGTAATCTTGGAATTCAGTCATAGCTGAGTTATTTTAGGGTGATGTAGTGTTGTGTTTAACGGCCCATAGAGCCTGAAATTTTGCTTGCTGCGCTTTCTGTGACAGCTGAGGTTCCTCCCATTGCTAGTGTAGCGGCCCTTAATGCTCTTCTCCTCGCTTCAAAAGGAGTATTGAACTGCGAAGGATCAATACCGTATTGGTTTTCTAGCATAGTGTTGATTGTCTGCCACTGAGAATCAGTTTTAGCCGCATCGGCGTAATCAATGTCATCGCCTTCACCAATCTCCATACTATCTAGCAGCTTCTTGTTCGCCATATTTACATCGAAGCGAGCTTTCTCTTCTTCTTCTCTCTGCTCTGCGGTCTTCTCAGCTTGTGCTAGTTGCGCCCTCTTCTTAGCGTCGCCCGCTATGCTGAGGTAAGCGTTACCTAGTTCAGAGGGTTGGCTAGTCAACATCTCTTCAAGTGCTTTGACATTACCAGACTTAGCGTAAGCCTCCATGATTTTTTGGTTTTCTGCCTCACGCTTATTGTCTTGAGCCAGTTGAAGTCTCTGCTGCTTCTCCTTCTGCTCGTTCTTGTATTTCTCTGAATTAAACTGAGCTTGGGCCATGCTATTAGCTGCTCCAAACACCGCAGTAACTGCGGGGTTAGTGAGGGCGGAGGGCGGTAGCTGCGCGTAGATTGCAGCGATACCTTGTGTTTTTTCAAACGCATCTTTAGAAGGATCATTCGCGAGACCTAGTTGAGCGTCCACGAAATCAGGAATCATTTGGTGGGCTTCGGCTTCGTTCTTAGCCTTACGACGAAGTTCTTCTAACTTAAAACTCTGAGTCTCTTGCGAGATTCTTAGGTTCTCAGCCTGCATAGCGGCATTCGCCATCTTAGCAAGATGAGCTTGTTCAGGCATCTCAACTTCTCTTTGATACTGCATTTGTTGTGCAGCGTCTAGACCTCCCCTGAAGATGTCCTGCATCTTCAAAGCTTCCATTTCCTGAGCGATATCCATTGTCTAAAGTATTTAGGTTAAGCGTTCCCGTATTTATACCCGCCAGCTTTTCTCTCGCGCATAAGCTCTTCCAGTAATGAATTTTTTTTCTCGGCTACCCCTGCTTCAGCAGACGCCGTGGCTCTTTTAGATTCCATAATATCACCTAAGAGCGACCGAGTCTTTTCAGCACGTTCTGCTGAAGCCATAGACTGTAGAACGTCTCGTTTTCTGTCTGATTGAGAAGTAATTGAAGGGCGATACATACCCATCTGACCCGCTTTTGCTAACAGTGGGTTAACAAGAGCAGAAGGGTCAAGCCCCTTACGTTTAGCTAGCCGAGCCATTTTGGCAGCTTTATTAATCATAAGGGTTTCAGGTCTAGTGATTGATCGGCTTTCACCTGCTGCTCCAGTCAAAGAATTACGTGCTACGAAAGGTTTTCCAGCTGCTCGATCTTGCTGACCGAGTCTAACTTTCTGGTCGTAAGCACCTAACCCACCACCTAGTTTTCCTTCAAACTCCTGAAGATAACCTAGTTCTTTCTCCGTCGCTCTGTCTTTAATCAAATCTTCTCTTGAGAAAGCTTTCTTCATCTCATCTTTAGTGAGGTTAGCTTTGCCTGACTCACCTTTTTCAAAGAGTTTTTCTTGTGCGGCTTCATCTAGCATACCACCTTTAGATAGCTTTTTGGCTTCTTCCATCAAACCTACCCTTGCCTGCTTCTTCTGCATTGCGGGTTGTTGTGCAATGTCACCGAGAAGTTTACTCTTTTCTTCTTGCGGCATTGAGGTATCAGCTATCGTTTGCTTACGTAGCTGCCCGAGTTCCAAAAGATCTCTTTCGTAGTCTCCCTTTTTTTCTACGCCTGCTTGATCTAAAGCTTGGAAGCCTTTGTCGTAAGCGTCCATAACAGGTTCTTTAGAAGCTTCTACGCCTGCTTCTACTTGATCTGAAATACCAGCGAGAGTACCCGAAAAACCTTTCTTTTCTTCTGCGGGCGCGCCTACAGCACCAGTAGCTCCAATCGGGCCTACTTCACCTAAGCCACCAGACTTTTCTAATCCTCCGACTTTACCGAAGTTTTCTCTACGCTTCTTCTCTGCCTCCGTATTTTGCAATCCTCCGACTTTACCAAAGTTTTCTCTACGCTTCTTCTCTGCCTCCGAATTTTGTAATCCTCCGGTCTGCTCTAATCCTTGAGGCTTTCCTTGCTCAAGGCGTTTAGCAGCCTCTTTTTTCTGTCTCTCAGTCATGGTTACCAAAGTTTCTTACAGGCCCAGTATCTAGCCGTTGTTTTGTCTTTTGCAGTTTTGCAGTTGTGCCTAGCGCGGAAATTAGCTCTACGCTTAGGGTTCTTATGTTTCGTGAAATCACTGTAGTCGCGGTGGCCGAAGCCAACTTTCTTTATTTTCTCGCCCTCTTTACCTAAAACGACAAATTTTTTCTTCGATCCTTTAGGCGCGCGCTTAGGTTTATTAAAACCAGCATAAGTCTCGCCATGATACTGGATTCGCCCAGACGGCAAGCGTTTGAATCGTTTAGTCGCCACGCGACATAAACTACCAGAATTCAACGAAACTGTCAACGGAGGGTCTGCTGCTGCACCCGCCTAAAAAACTTTTCTGTCTTACCCTTAGTTCTATAATATATATATTATAGAACTAACGGTCTAAGGAAAAAGTTTTTTAGGCGAGTAGCGACGAATCGGGATTATTAAGCGCACCACTCAAACTCTTAATCGTAACCTGTTTCCTGAACCCTTTACCATCTTCGTCTTTCGGTGGATCAACAGCCACGAGTCCCATACGCTGGCGAGCGCAATCGAGCGCAAGAAATGCGGCATCAGCCAAGTCAGGACTACGACCGAACCTAGCTTTGAACTCTAATTTTGATTCGATCTTCACTTTAAGGGAACCAGTTTTCACCATATCGTAGTTTCTGGCGCACATCTCTTTGGCTAAATCCGACGAGATTCCGTAGATCTGGCGCGTCCGCATCAGCTCTTTACCGACGAACCAGAGTTCTGACACTCTATTAGTGTAGAGTTCTTCGCCTGTAAGCTGGCTATTCATACTGACTCTCTTGTCGGAAGCTTTTCCGCCAAAGGTAACGCGCATGAACGAACCCTCCCACTCGCCAGCCAGAACGTCGCAGAAGGGCGCACCTGCACCAGTGGAGTCGAGAGCCACATTGTTAGCAGAGATATTCCTACGTTTGCAGTGATCGATAATTTGGTGGACGATTTGGTATGTGCGGGGAACCGCTTTGTTTGTGGCATCATCATTGAGGTGTATGGCTTCTCCTAACTTGCAGACGTATTGGCCATTTCGGGCGTAGCCTACTTCTGCTGTATACATAATAGTCCGGTCACCGCCGTTAGTGAAAGCCGGATCGATTCCGGCAACGACGGTAGGCTTGTCTGCCCAATCGACTTCGCTCATCGCGCCGCTCTTCGCCATCTCAGCTTCGGAGTAGATTCCGGTTGTTTCGTCGGAGTCGAAGAAGATGGCGCGGACCATTCGCATGTATCCTCTGGACTCTGGCCCTAACAATAGTCGGTCCTCTTCCAGCTTGGCAGCGGTCGGGAGCCAAGGATATTTTTCTTCTCCTAATAATATATTAGGGCTTCGCTCACCATCTAGTCTTATATACTTACCACCCCACTTAGTTTTCCACTCATCAGCAGTCTGCGTATCGATGGCTTCCCAGCCCTTCTTCGGCTCTGACCACACGCCAAAAGCGTCGAATCGGCTATTCGGGTTAGACATTCCAATCATCTGGAAGAACGGGTTCTTAGAAAGGTTAGTCAGACCAGCCTGCAATATACTTTCAGAAAGTTCTGAAAGTTCATCACCAATCATAATTACCCGTTTCTGCTTGATACCAATAAACTTGCCTATTGCCTCGCGTGTCTTCGACTTCTCCGCCGCGATCAGAGATAATCCGGCCCGTTCGATAAGCGTGCCGTTCTCATCGACATACGCTGCGTTCCCTATCGAATCCCGAATCTTGATCGGCGCACCATCGATCACGGACAACAAAGACATAACTGAACCCCAAATCCTCTTCCTTGCTTCCCGTAACGTGGTTGAGGTCATCAGGACCAGTGTGTCACGAGGCTGGCAGAGCCATTGGACGATTCCCCATGCGGCCATAGTGTGCGACTTACCAGACGAAGCCGAACCACCAATCGCTAAATACTTATCCTTTAGAGCAGCCCGAATCATTTTTTCAGCCCAAGGATGACGGACCATCATAGGCTCTGGTAGTTCTTCTCTATTCCAGAGTTCGTCACAGATTCTCCAGAAGTAGAACTCCTTAGCTTTATTATTAGGGTGGTGGGCGAAGCCGTATAATAGAGAGGTCAGTAGACTTGTCGGTGGGATTATCATACCACCTACGTCCATCTGCTTTGATTGTGGGTCGATGCGCGGCTCTAGAACGCGCTTGCGTTTGTCTGCTTCTGACGGCATAATTAAATCGATGTCTGAAAAACCTATACGAGAGTGCGAGGCTGAAGCCTTGCGCCTTAACAAAGAAGGTTACAGTAATAGTGCGATTGGTCAACACATTGGGGTCCACCGCAATACAATACGTAAGTGGTTAAAGAAACACGGAGTCGCCGCTAAGATGAACGGGGACACAGTAGAAGGTAAAGTGCTGGGAAATTTAATCCACGATAAAGGCCAAGATAAAGACCAACTAAAAGAAGATGTTGAAGAACACTTCAATGACACCATAAGTTCAGCAATTGTGGAGGAGCGGTTTCGGGCATCTAAAGAAGAGGACGTGACCCTCAACGAAATCGCTGAAGCACAGAACTCGCCCGCTGATAAATACCAACACTACATCGCAGCTGCTGGAATTAAACTTCTACGTGACTCGATGAAGGGGTTACGCGGGCCTAGAACGATTAGGGAGATGTCAGAACTAGACCAGCTCATCAGGCGTAACTTAGGACTCAACGCTAAGACTGGTGGCGGTAGTAGTAAAATGCAGATCGACATATCTATACTGAACAACTCTAAAGCAGATAAAGGTGGAGGCGCGGTCAGGCAGAAAAAAACGATTGACGCGGAGACCGGAAACGAGATTTAATACCCTTACAATGTTCCAAGATCGTGAGCCAGAGGTAGGGCCGAAGTTTATTACCCGAATTGACGAGGGGGCGGACTTCCGTTTTCCCGTCGATACCGCTGACGGATTATGGTATCGCGTGAAGCCTTCAACAGCCCGCGAAGTATTCTACTTGCAGTCTCTGCCGAAAGGGATCAGAGTCTTAGTTCCAGCTGAGGGCGACGGCCTTCTAGTCAGAGGAGATTCAATACCAGCAAAATAATGAAACCAGAAACCCTATTCCGTTTACACGAAGAGACGTGTGCTAAAACGCTCGAAATCATGCGGGCAAAGAACAGCGACTACTGCGGTGGTGCTGAGACAATCGATGCCCTTGCGAACTTCAAATCAGCGAAGTCATTAGGACTCCATCCGGTTACAGGATTGCTGTTGAGGATGCAGGATAAACTGATGCGGATTAAATCGTTCGTGAATGATGGTGAGTTAAAGGTAGCTGGCGAATCAGTTGATGACGCCTGTGAGGATCTCGTGAACTATTCGATTCTCGCGAAAGCCCTACTCTCTGAGGAGCGTGAGTGCGGCACTTGCAGCAATCCAGTTTCTGGTGGTGAGTGTGACAATTTGTATTGTCCTGAGAAATCGTAATTTAAGTGTTATGGAGATAAATGATATAATATTTAAGACAAAGATCAGTGACTACTTCTATGTGGTGACTAGATATAAAGGCAAAGGGGAGAAAAGACCGCTTGCTAAAAAAGAGGAGCTAAAGGAAGTAGACATCTACCACGCAGTAGCCTACCGCGAAATATATACTGGTCCTATGGGGGGCGTCGGGGATTATGCGGGGACTAGGATTACGGGCGATGAAGACGTTGAAGGTAGCCACCTTGAGATGTGTGCTATTTATAAGAAGCGTCTTGAAAAAGGTGGTGAGTGGGAAGGTAACGATAGACCTCTTGCGGAACAATACACATTCCTTAGAAAGAAAATAAAGGAAGCCAAAAAAGAGCAAGACGCTTTAGAGGCTCTTGAAGTATGATCGTCGGAATCGACAACGGACTCGATGGCGGACTTTGCGCTATATCTAAATTTGATGGTGGCATCATCGACAAGATTCGTATGCCGACTCTTCAAATGTCGAAGAAGAAAGAAATTGACATCCGTTCCATCAACCAGTGGCTCCTCGATTTTAATACACCATTCGATCTCGCAATCGAAGAACCATTAGCCCATGCAAAAAGCAGCCAAGCTGTTAGATCAATGGCTATTAGCTTTGGTAAGCTAATAGGTATGGCTGAGTCACACGATTACTCAGTCCTACGTGTGAGCGTCCATAAGTGGCAGAAGCATATGCTTGGTCGGACTCCTAAAGGAAAAACCAAAGAAGCAGCTTTAGCATTGGCTGATTCACTCGCGCCAGAAGAGAACTGGCTTGCAAACAAGAGGTGTAAAAAACCTCACGACGGTATGATCGACGCCTATCTTATTGCTCAGTATATTTGGGGTGGGAGAAAAAGTTGAACTTTTTCTGGACATAGCTAGTTGCTTCAATTATTTGTCTGTCCATAGACAATATGAAGAAACTATATCCCAAGCAGCAAGAAGCTTTCGACTTCTTTTTAGCAAAGCATAAACTAGGACTTAACTCGTTAGATACGAGTCACGTCGGAACTGGCAAGACCATCGTAGCTTGCCACCTTGCCAAAATTCTCAAGAAGCCAGTCGCAGTCATCTGCCCGAAGGCAGTGATCCCATCTTGGGAACGCGAACTCGCTGAGTGCGGTATGGAGCCTCTGTTCGTTCTTAACTACGAGAAGATCAGGACCGGAAAGACAGAGTGGATGGCTAAGCGCGGGAAGAAGATTATGTCTTGGTATCTGCCTGAAGATACACTAGTGCTAGTCGATGAGGTCCATAAGTGCAAAGGACCATATACTCAAAACGCGCAGCTACTTATTTCTCTCGTCACTCAAGGCTACTCTGTCCACGCCATGAGTGCGACCGCTGCCGAAGACCCTACTGAGATGCGACCGATAGGTTACGCATTGGGCCTACATAGCTTAAACAAACCTGAAGGGGAACTTAAAAGCTGGTTTAGCTGGATGATGAAATTCGGTTGCACTCAAAATCAATGGAATGCGTGGGAGTTGCGCCGTAAAACAAAACTTAATGACCTTAATAAGGTCATGTATGGGAAGAATGTTAAACGTCTTACGGTGGACGATTTCCCAGATTCTTTTAAAGATAACCGAGTGTTCATCGAGCCTGTTGCCTTTGGGTCTGCCGCTAAGATTGCTAAGGCTTATAAAGATCTGGACATCACACCGGAGATCGTGACTAATCTTTTAGAGAACGGAACCGTCGAAGATAGTGATTGGGTTCTCGTTAATCTGTTACGCGCACGTCAATTAGCGGAGTCGCTCAAAGCTAAAGACATGGCTGATATGGCTAAAGATTACGTTGAGCAAGGCCATAGTGTTGTTCTCTTCGTTAATTTTTCCGAAACAGCTTCAACACTCCAACAACTACTTGAATGCCCAGCTATTTTAGGAGGACAGACTACCGCAGAAAGGCAGCAGGTAATTGACGACTTCCAAGAAGATAAAGAACACGTCATTGTAGTTAACATCGCAGCAGGAGGAACGGGCATCTCGTTGCACGATATCAACGGCAACCGCCAACGGATCTCGTTGATATCACCGACCTTCAATGTCAAGGATCACTTACAAGCATTAGGGCGCATACACCGCAACGGAGCTAAATCTGACGCCATCCAGAAAATTCTGGTTGCTAGTGACTCAATAGAAGAACACGTTATGAGAGTCATAGATCAGAAGTCAGAAAATCTAGAAACACTTCATCAATAAAACAAAATGAACGAAAGCACTAAATACCTATCAGATGCAGAAAAGATACGCCTCAAATTACTTGAGGATGAGATATACATGCTAAACCACAAAGTTGAGCGCACACTCAAGAAACGCGACTACCTCCAGCGTGAGGTAACGCACATAAAAGAATCGACCACTAAAACTGAAGTATAATGGATATTGAATATAAACCACTTAGTGAATATCTCGATTACGTAAAAGGGAGAAGCGAGGGTGAAGTTATAGGGGCAGGTAAGAGCATCAAAATGATCCTAGAACCGGACGAAATAACAATATGTGAAACAGTAGGGAGATTACGCTCTCTGATCGCTAGAAGTTCTCGCGTTAAAGACGCGAAAATGGGGGGCCAAGATGGCGCAGCGGCTGACGTGATGGGTATGAAGGCTGAGTATGCTTTTGCTAAAGCGTTCAACACATTCCCAGACTTAGGTCTGAAACCTAGAAGTGGTAGTGCTGACGGCGTCCTTAACGGTCAACGCTACGATGTAAAATCTACCCATCATTTAGACGGTATGCTTCTGTCTACTAGGAAAGTAAACCCCGACATCGATGTCTATGTCCTCGCTACTGTTAAAAATCGTTGTGTAAGATTAGTTGGGTGGGCATCCAAAGAAGAATTAATTAAAGAAGACAATCTTATTGATCTTGGTTATGGGAAAGGATACGGGCTTGATCAAAACCAACTAAAAGAATTACATCCCGAATTCGGTTTTTAAAATAATGAATAACCAACCAGACCACCAAAGCAGAGGCCACGCGGAGTTTTCTCCGTCGAGCCTGAAGTATGTAGCCGCCTGTGCTGGCTACCAAGGCCGTGACGGCACATCCGCCGCCGCTGAGATGGGGACTAGAATCCACGAGGCTCTTGAGGTCTTCGATCCTTCTGCTCTCCACACTGAACAAGAGCATGAGATCTACGAGCAAATCGTGGAGATGGAGCAGGACTTCATGACTAACTTCGGAGAAGTCTCTGAGGAGCTGAACGAGATCCAAGTTGAGGTTGCTCTAGAAGGCACAGAAACGTGGGGAACCTGCGACCGATTTCTAATCCTTAAAGGCGGTGACCGAGCCGTCATGGCTGACTACAAAACCGGAATCAGTATCATCGATCCGCCCGATAAGAACTGGCAGGCCAAAGCTTATACGACTGGAGCCTTCCAGAAGTATCCAGACATTCAGGAGATCGTCTTTGCGTTCTACGTGCCGCAACACAATGCGACCCTTCATCACACGTTTACGCGAGACGATCTCCCTACTCTGGTCGAAGACCTTAGCCGAGTGATCAAGGCTGGCGAAGAGACTAGACCTAAGTGGGAGTCTGGCACACCTGAACTAGAGGAATGCACCCCGACTCAGTATTGTCGTTTTTGTAAGCACGAAGATACTTGTCCTGCGTTAGGCGGACTCGTTATCAGCGTAGCTAAGAAACTAGATACCACGTTGCCAGACATTGATCCGACTGACGTTGACAATCCAGCTAGACTCTCTGAGCTATTCAACATCGCGAAGATTGTGGAGAACTGGTCTATGTCTATTAAGAAGAAGACGTTAGCTGCTTTGAAAGACGGCGAGAAGCTTGACGGGCTTAAACTTCGCTCGATGGGACGAACCCGAAAAATCTCTGATAATGCTACTTTTGTAAAAATTGCAAAGAAACATGGAATAGATCTCGACACGTTACTTGATCAAGTTAACATCCCGCTCGCCAAGGTTGCCAAGAAAGCGGGAGCCGATAGCAAACAACCTTTCCTCGATGAATGCGAAGATGCAGGAATCGTAGAAACATCCGACGAACGACACAGTGTCGCGACTCAATAAACCAAACCAATAATTGATATTATGGCTAAAACCAAAACCCAAGAAGTCGTTGCTGCCGAGACCAACACTGGTCTCTCCACCAACGTAAGCGGAATCGAAATCGACGTGGAGGACATCGAGATTCCACGTATTAATGTCTGCCAGAAGATGTCTCAGTCTGACGCCCCAGTTGGATCGATTCTTTTCGACAAGACTTACGAGATCGCTCCACCGGACACTCCGGTTAAGACGATCACTGTCGCTGCCCAGAAGGGCTGGCGGGAGAACATCCCCTTCGATGAAGAGGACATCCCCCGTATCGCTTGGTCTAAATCTGAGTCTGACGCTATTGCAGCAGAGTCAGAGTGGGATATGACCGAGTTCGCCGAGATCACTCTCCTCATGCGTCAGCCTGAAGGTAGTGAAAACGACGAGGCGTTTCAGCTACCTATCGGCGACCACAATTATGCGTTGGGTAAGATTAATGTAGGTAAGAACGCATACCGTTCAACCTACAAGCGTCTTGCGACATTCGCCGCTCTTCAGTCTGGAATCCCTATTCATAGCAAAGTATGGAACTTCGTTTCTGAAGAACTCAGTAAGGGTAAATACACTTGGTTTAATCCTTCACTTACCGTGACTAAGGAAGAAGCCGATGAAGCTGTTACCGCATTCGTTAAAAACTTTCTTGGAGCGTAGTTATGACTGACGAAGAGAAAGAAGAAAAAACCCGTGATCTCCTTCTCGAAGAGATCAAGATGCTCGATGGCATGATCGCTGAAGTCGAGGATCAGCTCTCCCAAGTCGGAGCCAACTTGCGAAAGTTGAGGGTAGTTCGGGAAGCTCTCCAGCATGTTACTGGTGAGCAGACTGAATTAGATTTGGAATCGAATAGTAGTAGTTAGAAGCAAGCCCACCGCAGAGTTTTCCAACATTTCCCTTTGCGGTGGGCTTTTTCTGCTCACAAATAAACTTATATGAATACATACGCCTTAGATTTTGAAACTTACTACGATAAGCACTGCTCTATCCGAAAGCTTGGCCCGTTAGGGTACTTTTCTCATTACGACTTCGACGCTTATATGGTAAGTATCGTCGGAGATGATGGATACGAATGGGTTGGGCATCCTGAAGATTTTGACTGGCCAATGCTTAACGGCAATATTGTCCTGTCACATAACGCATCATTTGATGAAACACTTTACCTCTACGGGATTAACTATGGTTGGTGGCCCGAAGTAACCCCCGCTGAATGGCACTGCACCGCGGATATGGCGGCTGCTGTAGGTCTACCAAGATCGTTGAAGAACTCAACTGCGGAGGCTTTCGACTTAGAGATTTCCAAATCCACTCGCGATAATATGTCAGGTAAGACGTGGACTGGTATGACTAAAGAGTTCCAGAAGGAAGTAGAAGAATATGCCATCAAGGACTCTGTTCTCTGTCTCCGTCTGTGGAAGGCTTACGAGTCTAAGTGGTCTCAGTTTGAGCGAGACATCAGCGTCACAAACCGACGAATCGTTCAAAGAGGAATCCCTATTGATATAGACGCTCTACGTAAAGCGAAAGAGACGATCAATGAACTCATCTTTGAAACTGAGAAGGCGATCCCTTGGGCTGACGAAAAACCCTTACTTAGTCGAAAAGCATTTGACGAACACTGCATCAAGCTCGGCATCGAGCCTCCTGCCTCTCTTGCTAAGACTGATGTCGATGCACAGAGATGGATACTGGCGCACGGCCACAAATACAAATGGATCGAAGCTGTAACGAACTGGCGACGCATCAACACAATTAAGAAAAAACTCGATAGCTTCGATTATGCGACGATGCCAGACAATCGATACTACGGCGGTATCATGTATTTTGGCGGACACACTGGTCGCTTCAGTGGTAGTGGCGGTAACCTCAACCTCCAGAACTTGCCTAGAGAGGGTATGTTCGGAGTCAACATGCGTAACTTGATTACTGCTCCTGAAGGTAAGAAGCTAGTCGTTGTTGACCTCTCGCAGATCGAAGTCCGTACGCTGTGCTGGCTGTCCGGTGACCGAGAGACAATGGACGCTATTGAAAAATCAGATGATATCTACGAAGCGTTCGCAATCCAGTTCGGCTTATGGTCTGAAGATAGGGGAGTCCTAAAGAAGGAAGACGCCAAGCTGAGGCACAAAGTCAAGGCGCTCGTATTAGGCTGTGGATACGGTGCGGGGGCTAATCGGTTTGCTGAGATGTATGATATGCCCCATCAAGAAGCTCAAGACGCTGTTAATCTTTATCGTAGGAAGCTCGCAAAGGTTCCTCGCTATTGGAAGAAACTGGACAAAGAAGTCGATAGAGCATATAATGCGGGTCGCCTGTCTTTGACGCTTCCTTCAGGGAGGTCTCTTAACTACGGAAATCTTCGCAAGACTCTGGCCCAAGGACGAATCCAGTTTGTTTCCAGTATTAACCGAAATGGCCAGAAACGCATCATGAAACTATGGGGTGGAGTTCTCGCTGAGAATCTCTCGCAGGCTCTGGCCAGAGATATTTTTAGTTTTATGATGTTAGAGATCGACAAGGCGGGCATAGATATTATTTTTCATGTTCATGATGAAGTAATCTGCGAGTGTGATGAAGATAAAGCTGAAGAAACCCTACAAAAAATTACCCAAATTATGTCCACTCCTCCTGAGTGGATTAGCGATATTCCTCTGGATGCAGAGGGAGAAATTCTAACCCAATACCAAAAATAATGACCTACAGATATTTACGTAACCTACGCGGTAGTAAAGCAGAGAAGACGAGTAAACTTCATAACCTGAAGCTACCCAAACCTAACTTTAAGAACAAAGCAGACTACCGCGAATGGTGTAGTAACAACACTACCGACCACGTTTTCTATTCTTGTGTTGAAGGACGTGCGCCTTCCAAACGAGTTAGTAATGACAATCCTGTTCATAAGATTCATGGAGTAGTAGCTGATTACGACTCCCCAATTGATTGGGTGAGTTTTGAAAGCAAGCTTGAGAAAGTGTGTCTGGCAAGCCCATTACCTACGTGGGCTAGTAGAACAGAAAGTGGATACCTTCGATTAGTGTGGGAGTTTGATACGCCGATGCCTATAGACCCATCTATGTATGAGTCGTTTATGAACTACATGAACAAGGCTATAAAAATGGATAAGCTTTTTGCGGGCTTTGATAAAACTTCACTACGCCCTAATCAATATTTTGAGTTAGGAGAAGACTGGATAAAAACAGGAGAGCAGATCACTTCTCAAGTAACCCACGCTTGCCTGTCGAAGGCGGTATCGTCTAAGCCACCAGAGTCTTCTGACACATCAATTCCTTTAGATGTGGTCGCCTCTGAAGTTGAATCCCGATTCCCGAATCGGTGGTTCGGTGAATTTGAAGTAGGAGCCAGAGGACCACTTTTCTGGATTGACGACGGTATTGACCGTGACGGTTGTCAGGTTGTAGAAGATGGTATCGTCTGTTATTCAGACAGAGCTGGTAAAGGATTCATGAGTTGGTCAGAAATCTTTGGTAGTTCATTCGTCAAAGACTATGAGACCAAGAAGCTGGCTAACCTCCTCGACGAATACTGGTTTAATGGTAAGACCTTTTTCAAGCTGCTCTACGGGAACGCAGTCTCGATTCCGAAGGAACAACTCCTTCTTGAGCTTAGGCAAGCTGGCTTCTCTGTAAGAGTTAGAAGAGGAAGGGCAATCAGTGAAGTAGAAGAAGCTCTCTTGACAGTTAGTAATAACAATCGAATCGACGAGATTGCTCCTGTTGTGTTCTCAAACGAGCGCATCGTATCTTATAACGCTAGCAGGATTCTCAACTGCTCTAACCTAGTTCCAGTTCACCCTGACGGTGACGGTGACCCGTCAAAGTGGCCGTTCCTACATCAATGGTTCAGTCAGCTATTTGTGAATAGTTCAAAGAACCCAGCCCTAGATTACTTTTACTCTTGGATGCAGCGTTTCTACACTGCGGTTTTGGATAGGGTTCCGCTACAGGGACAAGCTCTGCTGCTGGTCGGGCCAACGGGTCGCGGCAAGTCACTAATGTCGAACAAAATTATCAGCGGACTCGTTGGGGGTTTCTCTGATGCGTCTGATTATCTGTCAGGTCAGACGAAGTTTAACAAAGACTTAGGTCGTGTCGCCTCATGGGTTATAGATGATACGACCTCGGCAGCTAGCTTTGAAGACCAAAGACGCGCGACTGAACTGCTAAAGCGTGCAGTAGCTAACCCGAGAGTGGAGTATATGGCTAAATACGCAGACGCTATGTCGATACCTTGGACAGGCAGAGTTATACTATCACTAAACATGGATGCCAATTCACTGTCGGTGATTCCTTCTTTGGATACCAGTAACCGTGATAAGCTTATGGCCTTATTGATTGCTGACTCCTCTACAACATCATTCCCACCTAACGCCCAGTTAGAAGCTACCATCGAACAAGAACTGCCGCACTTTGGTAAGTTCCTCCTCGACTGGAAGATCCCTAAAGAAGTTGAAGACGTTGGGCGGTTCGGAGTTAAGTCATACATCGAGCCTACCATTGCCGATGCCGCTTATGATAACAGCAGCCGTAGTTCGATTGCAGAGCTAGTCGAGTTCTTCGCCAAGCGTTGCCGTGAAGTTTACCCTGACTTGGACCTATGGAGTGGGACTCTCACTGAGTTTCAAGTGGCGCTCCACGAATTGAATAATGGGCGTGACGTAGGTTCTTCTCGTAATCTGGAGTTTTGTCGAAGGGGGATGATAACTCTTGAAGAGGCGAGCCGAGTCAATAAAAAGATCCGACCCGTTATTTCTCAAGGACAAGGCGGCGGTAAATTGTGGAGCATTGACCTGAGTGAGATTTACGATATAGGTTATACAGCGGATGACAAACGAAGATCTTCAGATCAGGAGGCAAGAACTCTGCGGTGAGTTTTGGATGGAACTCAGACAAATTCTAGAGCAAATTGGGGGTGACCCGTCTGTTATAGATGCTTACTTAGATGCTCCACTCAGTGAGTTTGTAGATTTTGTCGCTCCTAACGGTATAAGGCCCGTTTATAAAAAGACGGGTCACATCCACCATAACTGCCTACCGCCGGAGGAGCAGTGACTCGAAAGCGTCTGGCCGACGAGTTCTCTTGATCTCGATATTGTAGCCATCAGCTTTGAATCTAAATCCGTCTGCGTCACGCTCACCTCTTTCGTTGAATCGTTTTTTGTGGATGATGGATTTCTTAGGGGACCACCCGCAAAGCCATACCTTTCGCAGACCTTTGTGGACGCGCATGAAGAAGTATACGTCGGCCTCAAACTTGCTGAACTTAGTCCTGACTACAGAGGCATTGTAATTTAACTTAGGTGGTGTGTTGCAGCTCTTAGCCTTAACGTCAACCTTGAGACCTTTGTATTCGTAGTCGTGAGTGTAAGACTTATCTCCTACGTAGTCGAACTGTTTAAAAGTTTTTTCAAAAGCGACCTCACCTAAGAAGCCAGTCATGTTTCCTTTACCGTTAGTGAACGATGTCCTGAGATTTCCTAAGGCGTCAGATCTCCGGCACGCTTCAGCGACATCTTCTGGTGTAGGTTTGTAGAGTATGAAACGACTCATGATTTGCGCTTACGCGCTTTTTTCCGTGCCTTCTTCAAGAGCCTTTTTTTGCTCCGATACTTAGCAGTCTTCTCCGCAATCTTTTTAGGTTGCTTAACGTGCTGCTTGCCTTTACGCATACCTTTCCGCTTCTTCCGGCTAGTGCGGGCATATTCTTCGTCCGTCAAAGCTTCACGCGCGGCCTTCGGCAAATACCGCTCGCCTGTCTTCAAAGACGGCTTACCGGATTTGGTCCCCCATTTCTCCCGTGTCCAATTATCGAGAGATCTCTGTGAAGCTTTCTTAGGCATTAGTAACCGGAGCGTCTGCGGATGATCTTCTTAGCCTTCTTTTTAGTCGAAGACTTAGTTGATGATTTGCTTTTGGGTTTTGTGTGTTGGTATCCTTTTTTCTTCATAGCTAAGTGTTGTTCGTAGGTGTTCGCTTTATAGCCCTTACCGGACTTATCATACATCATGTGCGGTTTAAAATTTTTCATTAGTCTCTGTAGCCTCCTCCTGCTTTTTTGTATCGTGCTGCTAGTAGCTGCGCTTTGCGGGCCGACCACTGGCCAGCTCTACCACCTTTTGTTCCTGCTTTGATTGAGTTAAATAAACGTTTACGCATTGCGGGCTTCGTGTAGTTGCCCGCCTCGTTTACTCTTGATTTCTTCCTCTTCTTCATTTCAAGCGTTTAAGGATTCGTTCGTATGCCGGAAAGAAAACCTCGTCGATGCAACGGATACATGCTTCTTCTTGGAAACTCTCGCAGAACGAGATGCCGGAGATATGGAAGGCGGCGTGTAACATTTCATGGCGTAAGGTCGGTATAAGGTCTTTATCAGATAAGCTGGTATCGAGTTGAATTGTTTTTCTGTCGTGTAGGTATTGCCCGTAACAAGAATCTAGATCAGTCTTTTGAATTTTGATTCGCTGGCCTGCGATCATGACTGATTTTAATTTCTTCACTTATCAGGTAATTTTTCATGCGTTAAAGTATTCGACAATCGCTTGTGCATATACGTCGGCTAGTAGTGAGTGCTTTGAGTCAAAGAGAATCCATTCCTTCGGGGAACTTCCGAAGAAAGGCTCGCAGATCACGGCAGGTGGTGGAACGCTTCGCAAGAATCCAGCCCCACGACCGCCTGACTCGATTGCTTTTACGCCTCTATCTTTCTGCACCTTGAAAGTTTCCGATTGGGCTTTACTAAAACACTCGGCTAAACGACGCCCGTTGTTGCTGGTGTGGTAGTAGAGATACTCGTAGCCCTCTGCTTTCGAGCTAGAGTAGCTGTTGAAGTGCAGCTCTATCGCGATGTCGCACTTTTCTTTTGCTACGCTCTGTGCAATCCAGTCCATAGCGCGGCTGTAGCTTTCTGACGGGTAGTCGTCAAAGACAACCGATTGTATTCCTTGGTGGCGTAGGTGGTTCTGCAATAGGTCTGCGACCTTCTTGTTGTAAGTCCACTCGTCCACACCGCCGACAGAGCTAGCTCCTTTATCACCGATCCGGCTGTGGCCGACACAAATAGCGACTTTTTTTAGCTTCTTTACTTTCTTTCGCCGCAAAGCTTTAGCCGCTTTGTAGGCGGCTATCAATTCAAGGATCTTGTCTAGTATTTCACTAGGCTTCATTTGCCGATAATAATTGCGCGACGATAACTGTAATCACTGTGGAACTTCTGGCCATCACCGACGAAGATTCCCTCTTTAAACTGATACTCAGCACCTTCAATTAAGGTCACTGTTGGTGGATCGTAGAGCGCACTTCTGTTCAAAGCGGAGGCGTCGCGATAGCCTCTCGATACGCAGCTTGGCGTTAGGAGAACCATCAGCAGCGAGAGAATCGATTTCGTCTTCCAGTTCATAAATATGTCGCCTTCTTTTCCAGTTAAGCATAGCTACGTATGCCTTGATCAGCTCGGTGATCAGTTTAATCACTTATCCTTAGCCTTGAACACGTTAAGCGCGAGCCAGTCGATAACTTTATACGCTTTGCCAACGAGCGTGTCGTCTGCTGGTGTAGGTGTAAGAGCAGCGATAGCTGACGCGGCTGCAATAATGGCGGTAGCAATTCCAAAGATTTGCTCTTTGTTCTCGAAGATATAATTAATCATTTTTTACGGTTTCGGAATTTTTCAACTGCTGTTATAGCAGAGAGGACGGCGATAATCAAGCCGAGAAAAGTCGAGAGCAGTTTAATGCCCATATCTAGGTTTTCAGGTAGGGTTGACATGAAAGCAATAGCGGAACCAACGATGCCGGATATAGGGTGTGTGAGGTGTTGAAACATTTTACATTATATTAGGGATGGTGGACCTAGATCCTGACGGATCTAGAGAAACTCGTGGTTTGGCGGCTCCTCTGGCGGCGTCTAGCTCCTCGTCCAGAAGCTTTTGGCAAATCGTCCAGTGATATTGAGCGCGTTCTAAATCGGCATTGTCCTCTGCTAGCATGCCCAAAAGGCCGTGTTTAATAGCGTTTAGGTTGCCTAGATAGATTAGATCATCTTGAACAAGAACTGGCTCCCATGCCCGCTTGAGTAGAAGCTTAATATTCTTAACCTCAGCGGAGGGATTACTAAACCGGAATCGACGGTATCGGACTACCCCATCACCTTTAACTACAGCTAGTGTAATATTAACAAGGTCTGACCCTGCTGGTTGGTAGTCATAACTAATCTTAACTGATTCTGGGACATCCTCAAAACTAATAGATTTAATACTAGAAATATCTGATGTTGGTGAAGAGAGTTGATTAGAACCGTTTAAGTTATACGTGTGGGTCGCAACGGAGTCTTCCCCAAAAGAAACGTTTGTGCTACGCCCATAAATTATAGTAATAGACCCTTCTGAAGGTAGAGCAGTTGAGGGTTCAATAGGAGTAACTTTGACTAAGTCCCCGTCAGATACAGTTTTGTAAATTATATCTTCTTTTGTGGGGTGGTAGCCATCATCGACGACCCCAAAAATAGGTGAGGGACCAGCCTTCGCGTAGCCCCCAATCCGGTAATCATGCCACTGAGAACGGGCTTCTACCGGAGAATCCTCTAGCATAGCCCCTAAAAGGCTCTCAGAATGCTCCGGTAACGCAAAATAATCGTTGGTGGTCTCAATAGACCAGTCATAGAGTAGATCCTTCCACATCCCCATCCCATACAGGCGGGGCATGACTAGATTCAGCTTGGCTACAAGGTCTTCGTCAGGCCGGACGTATTCTGATAAGGCTTTAGTTACGGCCTTTACGGTCAAAGCTGGCATGCGATAACCATACAATTAGGGTAAAGTAAAGTCAATCACTGAGAAATAGACTTCTTACCTTACATTTTTACTAACTTTTCCATATTCCTAAGAAATCAGCGTAATCCATCAGTCGCTCCTTACCGCCACCAACGAGATGTAAGATATGGTTGTTGGCGAGAGTCCATTGGCGGTCATTCACGTTACGTTGATTATATTCCTCACCAATCCAAGTAATATCTATAGCAGCCTCCGCCGTCCGCATATTCAAAAAATCTTGATCATACCCCATCTCGTCTGGGTATGGTGGGTCAAAGTTAAGGGAGCGGAGAGCCTCCAAACGGAACAATAATACCCCTGCGTTGAAGTAAGGGTCGTCGATACCAGAGGAGTTCTCCGTGCTGTCAGGGTAGTATTTAGCTACCCACGTCTTATATCTATCGTCTTTCGTAGGCCATGCTTGGTCCAGCGCGCACACAAGGCCCCCTTCTATTTCAAACAGATCGGGGCAGTTCGGTAATATTAAAACGTCGCAATCAACCACCAACACTTCCTTGTAATAATCCTGCTCTCGAAATCTCTTCAAAAAATCAACGAACGCCCATACGGGTTTGCCGCTATATGGCTTGCTCGCCTCGTTGGGAAACCACTTCACCTCGTGAAAGTCAGCGCCCACTTTACTCGCATACTCTCGCATGGAGGCGACGGACGGGTCTACCCAAGGCATACCCCCAATAGCGAATGTAACAATAAGTCTCATCGTATAAATATATTTACAAAAGTGGCTATCATTTGTCCACTCTTCATTTTCACTACCAAAAATTTATTCCGTGTGTCTTGCCGTTAATATTCGACGAACCAGCTCGTTGGCCCGCGACCCACTCTTTCGGGCAGTAAACTGGCCAATCCTTACGTCGGTGAGCTAACTCAAGCTGGTGGTCGATATGCTTGTTAGTATTTCGATAGTCCGTCGCATACGATATATGGCGGTAAAACGACGTGAAAGTAGGCTGGTTAACGGCGTAGGCATGTGTTCTATTAACAGAATTACCGACAATTACATTAGACAATCCAGTAGATGTAGTGTCGCGGCGATGCTGACCGCCTAAATAGATCTGCCCCCAATCATCCGGCACGTCTTCCATGAACTCATTGAGCTTCTCTAACGACTCGTCTTTGAATATCACGTCGTCTTCTAACACCAATACGTTGTTCAAAGACATGTTGTGGCGGTCATCTCTAGTATGGAGGACATCTTCCAGAATCCTTTGATGCGAACGTAAACAACCCCACGCGCCCCTACCAGATCCCCAGTCAGCCGGACAGGTTGTCCAGTCGCCTATAATAGCAGGATAATAGTGGACCTTGTCGTTGTCCGCCATTCTAGTCTCTTCAAGATGCTTCTTCGTCTCTTTGAGACGATCCGGTCTATGGGCGCAGTTAATCACGTAAACGCGGTCAAACCAGTCAGTTAGGTTCTTCATGGGTTTCCATCTCCTTCCGATACTGAGGATGAACTTTTTGCTGATCCTGAAGAGCTGGAGCTAGAAGCAGAAGCAGAGTCTGAAGTAGAAGTAGAAGTAGAAGTAGAAGTAGAAGTAGAAGTAGAAGTAGAAGTAGAAGTAGAAGTAGAAGTAGAAGTAGAAGTAGAAGTAGAAGTAGAAGTAGAAGTAGAAGTAGAAGTAGAAGCTGAGTCTGAAGCAGAATCAGAATCCGATGAATTAGATTCAGACATTATTTTCTAGGATAAGCTGAGTTAATAAACCTCTCGTTAGCGATGAACTGCTCTTTGCTACGCTCCGGCATATCAAATCCTCTGAAGCCTTTACGGGTTCCGGTCAGTTTCAAAGTTACTTTAGAAGGCCGTAAAAAAGATAGGGGCCATGCTGAAAGAATCACGTTGTTCTTCTCGACCACTGCACCGACTGATCCGGCTCTGTCGCCTGATATTCCTGTAACAGTCATAGAGTCCGGCTCACACACCGCTAAGAACCTGTCGTCGATTCGGGTTACTGTATTGGCTCCTTCTAATGGTATGTCTCTCATCACAAATTCAAAGAGAACCTCATTAGACTCCATCGTGAACAGCGCACCGTATCCTTTGTCATGCCAGTCCATAGGCACAATAGCGGTAGATTTGTCAGAGCCAGACGAAGATGAAGATGAAGAAGTAGAAGTAGAAGAATCTTCTTGTATGGCAAAAGCTGTTAACCAGTAAACGTCAGTGGATATGTTTTGGTCTAGAGTTGAGACATCATTATTATCTACTTTTCCGAGTTTAACATGGAACTTCCCACCACTAATATTAGGTAAACTTTGCTGAGTGGGTGTAGATGGCCCCCTAATATCACACAAAGTAACAGCACCTGAGCTGTTAGTCTCCCAATACAAATACACATCACCACGCCAGTCTAGTGTGTAAAACTTGTATCGATTCTCACCAGAAGAAAGAGGAGACGGAATTATAGTTTGGGGGTTAGTTATGCCAGTTTGAGAAACTAACCCATCCGTGTTAAAAGTCATCTGGTTGATCTGATGAACCAGAACACCAAAATATATATGGATCTTGCCATCAGGGGCGGGCCGTAAAGCGAATGGAAACGGCTTATAGGCTGGAGGTTCTGGGACAACTGAACCAAAAGGGGTATCGTCCGCGTCCGTAAGAGACACTGTATAGTCACTCAAACCTTCGTCAGGCATCTCATAAGAGATAGGTGCCTCTATATCCAAGCTATTATCTTCAGAACTCATGACGGTGGGTAGACAGTAGTTGTCTGCATTAACCAACCTCCTCTAAAAGGTTTTACTTCAGAGGAAGCTATATGAGGCTCCCAACTCGTGACGTTCGTCGCTCCTTTAGTATATATTGCATTAGTCGGTTCCCACGTCTCATCATTAGACCCCGTGCTAACTGTAAAGTTAACAGGCCCATGTAGTGTTGGGGGGATGTTTAAAGTAAATAGAGGATTCGTAATTGAAATAGTTTCAGGTTCTGGCTTCTCCGCTGCTGCTAAACCAAATGGCTGAGTCGTACTCCAACTGATATCTACTACCGCCCTACACGGGCCTTGAAACTTTCCTTTCTCGTATTGCACTCTAGGATAAGTCCTTGCGCCTCCTGAACGTAACTCCCAAACATCAAATTCTACTCCCGCCAATATTGGGGG